TCCAACCGGATTTGATCGACGTTAACATGCCATCAAACGTGTCCTTCATCCACTTCCACACACCACCCACACCGGTCCACAACCAGTCACCAACATTAGTCACACCGGTGGCAATTTGATTCCAACCAAACGCTATAGACGATAACATGCCATCAAACGTGTCTTTCATCCACTTCCACACACCTTCCACACCGGTCCACAACCAGTCACCAACATTAGTCACACCGGTGGCAATTTGATTCCATGATCGTTTCAACGTGCCCTCAGGGTCACTCCACAAATCTTCAAACCACTCCCATACACCCTTCACTCCATCCCATATGTATGTACCAACATTAGCAACTTTCCCGGTGAGCTTGTCCCATGTTGTGGTTAAGTATTTCGTCACATCTGGGAACCTCTCAGTCAACCACTCCCACGCTTTGGACACTGATACAGATACCATTTTACTTATGGACATGTCTGTCCACTCTTTAATACTGTCCGCGGTTTCATCAAACCCGAACAGCTTGAGCAACCACTCGCTGGCAAGACCCAGACCACTAACAACCATGTTAGGAAAGTACATCAGTATGTCAAATGCTGCTAACAGTGGGTTCTTTTCATTAAAATCGAACAACTTCGCGAAATACTTCTCAACCTTAGTTATCACGTCTTTTACAATGGTGATTATAAATCCGTCCTTCTCACCAGCTGTTTCATCGGAATCAACCCATTTGATCAAACCTGTAAACCACCCTTTTATATCCTCCCAAACCTGCTTGACTGTAGTAGTGAGTGAAAATGTATCAGGTATACCGGACCATTTAAACACACCAATCACCCACTCAGTTGCTTTAGTGTAGGCGCTGTTGATCGTGTCAGTTAAGCTGAATGATTCTACTGCAGATGCAACCCAAGTGTACATTCCTTTGAACCATTTTGTGATCTCAATCTCTAAGTTGTTAACCCATGCAGCAAGACTCCACCTACCTTCTGTTGTTTCTCCGAAACTTATCAATGTTGTGAACCATTTCTTGACACTCGCTAGTACGGGGTCCACAATGTCGATCTTGAAGCTGAACGGGTGTGTAGGGTCACCGAACTTGAATACTTCATTGAAAAAGGTCACCACCGGGTCAATCACCAAACCGGCTGCATACGCAGCAAAGTCAACGGCATCTCCAAACAATGCCAATCCAGCCTTTCTCGCTAGCTCCAGGTCAAATGTAAATACACCTACGACCATATCAACAACATTACCAATCATTTGATTCACCTGTGTCAACATGCCTTCCACATTTGCTGTGAGAGCCGCTCCGGTGGCTGGTAAGCCAATCCATTCTAGCACTTTTGCTGGTATACTAGTGAGAAACCGTATAATATCACCTATTAAAAATTCAAATAGAGACTGAAAACCACCGGTGATGCCAGATGCTACACCTCCTTGCTCGTAACCTTTCATGAAACCGGAGATAGTTTCTATTATTCCAAATATCACTGTGATTGGTAAAAATAATTTGCCTAACAATTTCCCAACACCTTTCGCGAAGCTTGTTACAGCTTTAAATGCTGGGTTTTTTAAGAACATATCGCCAATCTTCTTAAAAACACTAGCTTTTCCCTTACCGTCACCAAAAATAGGTACCAACATCTTCTGCATGGATTTGATAATGGGTTGAATCCGTTTGTTTATGCCTGTGAGTATTGTTTCTATTGGTTTGAATGTCTTTCTGGTATTTTTTAACAGCTGTTTAATCTTTTTTGACACTGGGTCCAGTTTTGTTTTAAGTGTATCAAACCATCCGGAGATACGGATGAAAAAATTTGATAATGGTTTCCAGAATTTAGTCTTGAGAAAACCTTTAAGCCTTTTAAACCATTGTTGTTTCCCAATTTCTTCAAAGAATGCGAAGAGTGCAACAACTGGTGCGACTACAAGCCCTATAGCCCCTCCTAATAATAATGTTTTCCAATTAAAATCATCCGATTGTTGTTGGTCCTCCTTTTTCTCTTTCAAGGCTGTGGATGTCGGCATTATCTTAGCTAAACTGTTCAGCACTTTCCGATCGATACTCACTATCGACACCGGCATTACATCGGCTCTTATTTTCCTAGGAGCAGGTGGTTGCTTCTTTCTGTCTTCTTTTTGTTTTTTTGAAGATTCTTCAGCATTGATCTTCGCTTGATTTTCTTGCTCCTTCTTTTTTATTGCAAGTGGGTCAAGAAAGCTGTTCTCTGATCTTTGCTGATCAACAACATCGCCGGTTTTTTGAGTCCTCAACTCATCAACCAGACCAGTTAAAGTGGTGATTAGTTTATTTAGATTTTCTTCCATGAGTCATAATTACTTATGACTCCAATTAGTTATCACCTGTAAATATGCTAGCATCAATAGGTATACTCACACCTTCGGGTAGTGTATCACATGTTATCGATGCAGTTTCTATTTCTCTACTAACTTTTATAGCGTCAGCAAGTGTTGAGCTCACATTTATTGGCAGACTCTCGAACAAATTCACCAGGTGACTCGCTTGAGTTGTCTGATCGACAACAAACATGTCGTCCATCACTCCAACTGATTTTATATATTTAACCATCTCGAATACATATATATCTCCAATCACATCATTTAACTTCAACTTGTTGTTAGTTGCTTTTTTTACTGCTTTTGTAAACTGCTTGTTAAATTTAGTATCTGTTTGCAGATCCGGTGTAAGACATTCAATTTTAATTCCACTGGATTCAATATCAAATGTTGTTTTGACATGTATACCACTTTCTCGTTGTTTGGAGATATGTGATTCCAGGTCTATAGTGTGTTCGATCTCATCTTCATCAGTTATTTTTAGATTGTTACCTAGTGATTTTTGTCTCAATTGTAGCAATATTAGAGGCCTGTCAACCGCTAAAATTTTTATATTTTTATTCAAACAATTATCTAATATAATACCATTCATGGTGTTACTGAACGCCATGCTCTCGATATCTACATCTACACCGGATGACAGAATCGATTTTTGTTGTTTTATGGAAAGTGGATTGAAGCTAACCTCTTTGCCTAATGACGGTATAAATATGTCTTGTACTTGTTGTTGGTTGAGCTTGTTAATCGTGCTCAGCATCTCTTTAAAGTTCGTTTGTTTGACTTCAACAGTTTCACTCATATACTATATTTACTACAGGTGGTTAATTTTTCAACACTATTGTGTGAAGTTGTGTTGTGGTAATGACATTCCACCGGTGGATTGGTTATTCTTTTCAGATTGTTTCTTCTGTTCGTCTAGTTCTTTTCTATACAGATTGATATATGTGTTAGTCACATAAGGTGGGTGTTTCGCGACGTCATCTAGATTGAATCTCATCTGCTTCACCATTAGATATCTCACATAATACTGCTCTTCTAGATTACAACCATATATCAACTTTAAGAATTCATAAAAACTATTATCATACATTCGAAGATTGAAATCCATCACGTCTCCTTCTGTGGCTAGCTTGAATTGATCTCGGTTAAGTACACATATGCTGTATTTCTCATCTATCTTGTTGACCGCTCGTGTGATATCTGTCAAAATATTACCCGGCATGTTGTCAAGTGCTATTTTCTGTTGTTTGGTACTCAAGTTTTTGAAATTATATTGTTTACCAAACATGTACAGACATTCCAATACAGACATTATAAGCTCATCAGTATCTGTGGTTATAAATTGCTGTGGAGTTGATAGCTTGACACTACATTCTGGGGAAGTTTTTATATTTTGAGTGTATTTTACATCATAATTTGTGACTTTGTCCAGTATATCATACAAGTCAAATACTATTTTCTGTGGATGTTGTTCTTCATCATCTGATCTCAACATCATCTCCATTTTATCAGAAACACACAATATTCTCATGTTCAACAATACACAGAACATGTCTATCTTGGTCATATTGTCTAGTGTGGTAGGATCTAAGCATAACTCCGATATCATCTGTTGGAACAATTCCAACACTCGAGTGTCATCATTGTTTTGTATATGTTTAGCTATCGTTAGGTAGTGATCTCCAGTGAATTCGTAGAATCGCGCGTACTTTTTTAGTGTGGGTAGGTATACATTGTAACTAAATCTCACACCGGTCATATATGTTATTTATTGTGGTGTGTCTGATTTGAAACTGGCATTTGCTGTGCGGCCTAGTGGTTTGTCACTCGGGCCTATCATTGGCATGCCTCTGCCCGCGCTTCCACCCAAATACCCCAACACTTTATCCACCTTTTTCTTAATCTTCGTGGCCTTGTCGACGAAACGTTCCACTTTGGCTAGTTTACCTTGTAATTTTTGAAAGGATTTACTCTTGCTTAGTAATTTTTTCGCCATGTCTTTTACGAATTTCTTGAATCCTTCCTTGTTCATGTATTCGTTCATGTCTTGTTCAGGTAGACTCTCGATAGAATAATGTGTGTAGTGCCATTCTGTTGTAAATATATCAAAGTTATTACCATCCTGATATGTCAGTTCTTTACTGTCTATGCTCGTCGGTACACAATTGTAAAATCTCCAGATTTTCCTTTGTACTAACGGTATGTATTGATATGTTTTAGCTAACTGTACCACAGTTATATTAGCTTTGATATGACGACCGTCCATGGGCGGACGAGCGGCTAAACCAACATGTGATGCTAGTATCAACCATGGGCGAATCACAAGGTCTACAAAGCTTCTGTTAGTCTCTCTCCACTGTACGGTTAGTGGCTGCATGCTCATTCTGTTACCTCCATACTTCCCGGGGATGAAGCCCATGTTGTTCTTTATCGCAACATCTCCGATCTCGTACCTCTCACCAGGAAGTACAACACCTTGCGCCAGAATACACCCATGCTTACCACCACCGGTTCGCAAATATTGATCTCTTGTTATCTCACTCTTTCCTTGATCTATATTCCATTCAGGTCCACGTGATCCAGGAGCGTTTATATTGCCGGCGTGTTGACCATTACCACCAGGTTCATAATTCCACATGCTTTGTGAGTTTATGTATCGTGGTATCGGGTGTATACTCGTTTGCTCGCGACTCATTGTTGCGTCAATCACCGGTTCGATGTTTACTATCCATAAGAACTTGTTGGGGATTGCGAATTCCCACTTCTCCATACTCTGTAGGAAGTTTTCAGTATAACTGAATGGATAATTGAACGGGAATATATCCGTGCCTAATAAGTTATCGATTTTTTCACCGACTCTGCGTATATCATCAAACATTGTTATTATTATTTAATACGTACACAAAAAAAGACCGTCTAAAAAGACGGTCCTTAGTTGTTGGTGGGGTAAATTTTATTGATACTTCTCGTTTCTGATGTATTGGTACCCTAATGTTACCTGAAACTCTACTGGAGCTCCAGTTCCTGCAGGATTATACTCTACATCACCTACACTTGTTGGAAATGCTCCAACTAGCGTGAATTGACTCACTCTGTTCAATTGTGTGTCAAGTTGCACCAAGTCAACAATTGATGTTTCCTTGGCTATGAAATAATTACCAGTGCTGGTTGCATCATCGAATGTGTCTCTAGTCCAGTTGAGCAACAGATTTCGTAAACTATCAACCCGGTCACTGTAAAATGTGAGTGAATATTCACCTGTGTATGTAGCACCACCTGGGACTTTAAAATTCAGTCCCATGTATGGTACTTCTGCTACACTAATCGTACGACCTGGTATACTACCACCTTTGGCGTATACGAGATCATCTTCAGTGATGGTGAAGCTTCCGTCAGCACTTTGAATGTTTAATACTCTAAACTGAAAGTCACGACTGAAATCTCTTTCTTGCGCTACTCTGTAGAAATCTGATATTGTTTGTCTTACATCTGGCATAAATTGTTCCTCCTAATTACTTAGTCTCACGACACCAATTCACTGAAGTCTTGACCAGTTCTTGTTGCGTAGAAGTTGACTAATATAAACTCAGCTGCACGAGTAGGCTTGATATAGATGTCAACTACAAGTTCATTCCGGTCGATTACGTCCGGAGAGTTGTTTCGATCATCACATACCAGCAAGTAATCGTACATGCCTTGTGTATTTTTAACCTCTTCGAATATTGGTCTCAATACATTCAACACTTGTGTTCTTGTGAATAATGTGTTAGGTTCGAATACGAAGTATTTGACTGTGTTCATCACAGCCTTTTGTAGATACAAGAACAATCTTCTGACATTGATACGATCAAATGCACTAGGTTTAGCTTGCATGGTTTTTTGTCCGAAAATCGCGAAGCCTTCATTAGGAAAGTTGGCGACCGGATTGAGACCGAGCTTGTACAATTGATCCCTCTCTTTTTGTTTAGGATAAAATGCTATATCACTAACACCGCTTATCAACCCTCTGGTGAAACCAGCAGGCGCGATCCAAGGATTGAAATTCGCGTCAGTATTAGCCATCGCCGCTGCCGCAAAACCACTCATCGGTGACCACACTCCTCGATTGAGTACTTTATCGTTAGTGAATCCCCAGTTTGCGTATGTCGCACAGTAGCTACTATTCTTTGCTCCACCGGTCATCATGTGGCGTAACGGCCAGTAGATGTGTTGTGAGAAATTGACTCCGGATTCACGTTGCTTACTGGTCAAAACTTTACTGTTTCTACCTTGTACGAATATGTATCTCAGTGGATCTGCTATAAATATGTTGTCTTTACGAGCAAATTGACTGAAACTCTTGAATGTGTCAAATATAGTGTCGTAATGTGTCAAATAATCAACCTCACTGCGATTGTCTATAATTTTAGTTTGAAATAATCCCGAGCCACTCAATCCAGTGCTGCTCACCACATGTTCTCCAAGTGGGAAATACTCTTCATCATCAAACAGTGCTTGTGTGCCACCTTTACTACCTACATATACAGTACCCAACCCACCTTCGACTGTTACATCTATTGGATACAGATCAAAGTTATCTGCCAATTCAAATATTCTATCCAGTTTAGCGGGTATGTTACCAGTTTCCCTGGCGGTAGCTGATTGCTTACGATACACACCATGTGGATACACGTTGTTACCGTGCTTCACTTGAGCAGAACCATCACGCTGTAAATTTTGAAATGATGCTATGTATGATCGATCACCAGTCTCTTCAGTACCGTTCAAAAAGCTCTGACTAACTCGGAAATCATTCACTTCCTCGGTGACACCTTTGGTGATCAAAGAGTCTCTCTCTGATGCTGTTTTTTCCGACCAATATCTTACATCTTTCGCTGGTAATACCCTGACTTTACGAGTTGGGTACCCATTCTCATCAAGCCAATTCCCAGCGGTCTTAGATATACCCTCATTGAATTTCATGTATAGGCTGTTGCTGTTCTCTGCCTCACTCTCGATAAAATATGACACCGCTGTGCCACCATCAGATTTGAATTGCTCTCGGAAGTAGTTAGTACTACCAACAACACTGTCAGCGACCATGTAGTCCAGTTTGGTTGCATCTGGTTCTAGTGTGGATTGACGTACTTTGAACACTGCAAGTGTCAACACATCACTAAATTCATCTGTATTGAGGTCAAACTCGCTCAAGTTCTCTAAAACCTCACTCATGCTACCATCTAGACCTACTTGCTGCTTGTTGCCATACTCATCAAAACTCATACCAGCACTCAAGCTGAATGTCAGCCGGCTTTTTGTACCAGCCGCGGCATCCGGGACATTGACATATCCACCAGTCGTACCACCTAGTTTTTTGCTGAGTGATTTGAGTTTTCCTACGCTGTCAAAGTCACTAGCAGGATTTAAATTGGTGTTGTCTGCTATTCCGATGTAGTATCCTTCGAATTTTTCATTGACCACGAACTTTTTATCATTGACGATCATCAATCCAGCTCCACCCTTGTTGATGAGATCGCTGTATGTGGAGAATTTTTGGTTCTCGTATTTACCAGCATTAGTCTCGCTGAGTTTGACTTGACCTTTGATGGTCTTCTGAAAATCGTCATTGTCTAGCTCGATGTTACTTGGTTCTCCAAGATAGTAACGATCACTCGCACTTAAATTCCAACCGGAGCTGTTTACCGCTTCGGATACGATGTCACACACTTGTGGTATCTCGTAACCTCTTAATGCTGGTATGCTCAACGGATCTCCGGGGGTGGCTTCAGTCCAGAAACGATCGTTCTGAGAAAAGGCGCTCAATGGCTCACCAAATAATGAATCATCATTGTTGTTTGCGAGTACACTGTCAACAGCGTCTTTCAACGTGGTGCCTGTGTAGCTGCCGGCAGGTTGTGAGTCACCGAAAATCCATTGTCCATCCGGTACCACTTTGGTGCTCAGATGACCGGTGATACCTCCACTGAAATTGTATGTTGTTTGACTGTTGATCGTGTCACCAGCTGGAATCAAATCGACACCTGTTGTTAAATTGACCGTTTCATTGTTTTCCACAAAGTTGTCTAGTTTGGATGAATCTGCTGCACTCACTGTGTATGTGATGCCGCTTCCGGCTCCGGCAGTGTCGAGCAACTGCTTCAATGTTTTGGAGTCATCACCTGTCACACCTACGTTACCGTCTACTCCTGCGGCGGATGCAGTCACTTGCACCTCTACATCTTCATAGCTCCCACTAGAACCAGCCACACTCAAACTAACAGTCACGGTCTCAGAAGCGGTCACAGCTGGTGTGTCCTCCTGCCCGCCGGTGGCAGTGATGTGCGTGTTGAGATACCCACTGTTGATCGCATCAACTATGGTCTTACCGTTAACACCACCGGCAGTAAAATTTAAATACAACACATCATCGATTTTTTCTGATGTGTTATTGGATTGCTGGAGATTCACCACTAATGACCAGGCGTTCTTGTCGTCACCAGTTGCGACAGTGACAAAATCGGCGGTTCCAGATGTGGCACTGGCGGATTGTGCGACAACGTAATCTCCACCAGCGTCAACGACATCAGCATCCGTTGGATGCCATGCTATGATTCTATCGTCATTCGCGACACTTGTTATGTCTGGTGCAGCACCATCAACCATGATTGGTCGAGGTATCACCGGAAAAACTTGAACACTGTATTTATCAGCTACAGTCGACCCAGCACCTAAACCATATGGTAACCTGCTCACTAGCACGTTGGCTGGACTCTGAAACACCGCTTTGACGGTGTGGTACATGTAGCGTTCAGCTGCGTTTTGAGGTAAACCATATACTTGTTCAAACTCGCTCAAGCTGCTTAACGTCAACAGCTCGTCGGTTGGTCCTTGATTCGCGAATCCAGGGATGAACACGGTGGTTCCTACAGGTAATTGTGGGCGCAAAGATAAATCTACTTCTTTGACCTCGACTCCGGGTGATTGAATTGTTCTTGCCATAATAGTTGCTTTCGAAATTATTTATCTATCTCGGGGAAGGTTTTATGATTTTTACTATAACAAAATTGGAGTGAGCTTAGAAAATGAAAATTCGAATGTTGTATCAATTGCATCAGTTGTGCGGTAATTGTAATCAACACCACCTAGTGCTACTGGAATCACACCGGCATAATCAAACCGCGCCACCTGGTTGTTGTACTCATCTAGTGCATACGTGGTTGCAGCACCTTGGTATTGTTTGAACATTGAGTTCTTTGGATTGGCGGACACAAACTCTGGATCGTCTTTATAAAAGATGGACTGTTCATCATCATTCATCAGATCCAACCATTTCCAAATCACCCAGTAATTGTTAAATTTGTTGTCAACTGTAAAATTTACAGTGACGTTCTCATATGCTGGTCGGCTATGTCCGCTGAATTTTAGCGCCTGGCCGCTGTACCGGATCTCACCACTATCAACTCTCACCGTGGGTAACACCGCACCATACACACTGAACTGTAATGATTCTGGTAACACTCTATCGTCTTGTCTGTTTTCCGGTAAAGTGTATGAAATGTCATTCATCGCTTTGGGTAGTGTCAGCACGAATAAAAATTTATCTTTTTTACTCTTGTTTAGCACTGATTGCTGTATGTTATCACTCATAAAATCTCCCAGCCTTGTTCCGCCAGATCTGAAACCTCTTGATCCAGCATGCTTTGTGTCTGACCTCCCACCGTCTCACTATCTATATATATCGGAAGTGTGTTATATCCGGTTGCGTGTTTCTCATCACCATACAATGACAAAGTGTCACTGAAATATTTAGTACCATAATCTAATCTCTCAACAATGGCAGGTTTGTTGTTACGATCCACTTCAACTATATCGTAGAATTGCTCGGTGATTGCTGTCTCTAATATCATCAACGCCCAGATCAAGCTCATCACTCGATCGTCATTTATATTTGTACCCTTGACAGCCTTCCACGTTCCATTAGGATATCGGACGAATGTTTTCAGTTCCTCTAGTGTTTTTTGATCTCTTATCTTCACAGCATACAACTCACTCAACCAATACTTCATGTTCATCACTCCTTTATATTTGGTGTTTGTATGTGCAATCACCCCTGGTCTCTCAATTTGTTGATTTTTACCTGGTGTGTAATTCACTATATTCTCATAACCGTGCACATTGAGTAGAGCATCAACCACTTGTGCTCCACAGTTGTTTCTTTCTATCAACGCTGGTGGACTTCCCCATTGCTGTAATATTTCCAACAACTTGGTGGTGAAATTATATGGACTGATCTTGTTGTTGTGGTACACAGCCACCTGTTCAATCTCAGTCAAGTCTGTTATATCGAGCACTTGTATCACACTAGCAGCTTCTCCAACCCCTTCAGATATATCAACACCTATAGTGTATGTTCGGTTTTCATCTGGTAATGACCAAACATGATAATCACCATCTTCAAATATGTGTCGAGATTCACATATCGTGAGTGATGTTTTTCTCACAAGCTCCTCATCTAACACACTCTCGCCCGTCTCAATGAACTGACAGCCGAATTCTTGATCAAATATCTGTGTGCTCCCTAGCGATTGTATGGTGTCTTGCTTCCATTTCTCATCTCTACCAGGTATTTCCCACCAATCGATTCTACTGGCACACCAGTTGTTCTTGCCTTTGATAGCGTTACTATACAAATCATGAAACAAATTACCAGTTCCATTGGGTGTACTGGCTATGAAGATCTTACTCTTTTTACTTGATGATATGATAGGGTATACTGACTTCCAAAAACTCTCAACCAAGTGATTGTCAATAAACGCCAGCTCATCTAGTACCAAACAGTTACAACTGTCACCACGACCAGCATCACTGCTCGTGGTGCTTATACCAATGCTACTACCATTTGTCAATGTCATGCTTGTCTTACCATATTCAACAACTCCCGGTTTCAACCAATTTGGTAATTGCTCATACGCCAATCGTATGCGTTTGAATATGTTTATTGCGGTTTGCTCTTTATTTGCCACCACAAGTATACGTTGATCGTCACTGAAGCATGCAACCCATAATGTGTAGATAGTCATCATGGTCGTCTTACCTACCTGTCGACTTGCTAAAACGATATTGAATCTATTGTCGCGGAGGGCTCGTAAGACTTTTTTTTGACACTTGAACAGTGTTATCTTTTCCCGACCACGGTCCAGATTAATGATGGTGAAGAAGTTCTCTGCAAAATACAATAGATTACGTCTACACTTTTTGAGATCCAAAACCATCTCCGGAGTCCAGTCAAACTCAGCATTACCGGTCGGAAGATTACGGTTGCCCATATACAGGTGTTTGGATTTATCACCATTAAAGTTCATCTGAGGTTGGTGTTTTGTTGTCATTATCATTAAGTACTTATGTGAATGAATCAAAAGACATACAAGGAATAGAGTCGTTATATGGCACTATACTAGAAAACGAGGACAATAAGGTATGGAAATCTGGGGATTGTCCGAGCGCGTTAGGGGATTCTGAACATGCACATGACATCAAGCCGGAGGAGCCTTGCTCCACATCAGATGATGAATGTGTGACTGGTGGAAAACCTGTGACCCCGGAGAATGACAAGGATAATGCTTACTACATGAACAAGATTAGTGAGAGACTTAAAGAAAACCGAGAAAAATCCGAGAAAAGTGTCCAGGAGCAGATAAATAATTCTAAAATCATGAGCGACGAACCTAATAACATCTTTGATAAGCTTTATTCAACAATTATGGAGGGAGATGATCCCTTTGGTGATCTAAACGGTATGGACGACGGTCTCGAAGGAGACGATCTCGATAGCGATGAAGAATTAGATCTTGGTGGTGATGAAGTAACACTTAACTTACCACGCGATCTTGCTGAACAATTATGCGACGCTCTAAAGGAGCAGCTCGGAGGAGAAGAGGGAGATGACTCCATGGATGAACTTGGTCTAGATGATGGTGAAGATGAAATGTTGGGAGATTCTGTTGTGTCACAACCGGATCCTTCTGCTGCACCAGACGGAGTATCAAAATTAACAGGTACCAACAACAAGACTGATGGTAGTGGGTATTCCGCAGACAGTGGTTCAGCTGATGGTGGTAATATCAAGGAAGATCCTACACCCAAAGAAACCGGTAAAGGTAATTTCGAGAGTGGTAGTCACGAGATGGCTGCTAAAAAGGATAACAAAGTTAGCAACCCGAAAACTAAAGCTCTAGGAGATTAAAAACAATTTAACCCCCAAATCACAAAAGAAGCCGTTCATTAGAGCGGCTTTTTTTATAAATACACATAATGATGCTATACGAGAAACTGTTTACCAATCATTTGATGTGTGAGTTCAAGGACTTTCAGCAGCAAAAACGAAGGGCGGCGGAAGAGCCGTGGCATCGGAAAACCAACAAGGGACCGATGGCTAAGAATCAACATCAAGTGGCGGATCGCTACAAGGGTAGGTATACCGGAGATGGAGAATTTAAGTTCAGTGGTGAGTTGAATAGCAAGATAGAATCGATCCGAGATGGTTCAAATCAACTGAGAGTATTATCACCCGCGGACATACAGTATATAAAGATGAATTACCCTACCGGCTTGTCTAGGGACAAGCCGAGGCAGTTGAGTAACTCTGGTATGATTGTATATTGGGATAATGTTAAACGAGAGTGGTTTATACGTAAGAGATGAGTGAGATTGATGATATATTTCGACAGAATGTTGGTTTCCGTTTTCTAGACAAGCAGAACAATTGTAATGAGCGAGATAACTATAGAAAGTGGTGGTTAGAGCAGATATATCAGTACGGTACTATAGTGGATTACTATGTTAATAGCACTACACTAGACACTATGGACCCTTTGTATGGTGAAGAACCTACACAAAAATTTAACATGCCGCGTAAGATGATCTTCGCCATCTCCTTAAATGAGAATGCAGTGGTGTTACAGAAGTTTGGGTTGATGAGTGATGATGAATTGACCGGGTTTATACCTATAGAAAGCTACAATCTCGCGATGAGCTCTCAAGAGGTACCTTATGCTGAACCAAAAGCTGGAGATGTTATAGAGTTGTCAGAGTTCGGTAGCTCACGACCAGGTGAAAGAGGGGCTAAGAAATTTGAAATTACCGAAAGGTTGGATCAAGATGTGCAGCAGTTGAACCCTCTTCTTGGTCATTATGTTTGGTTGATCAAGGCTAAACGATTCGATTACAGTTACGAGTCTGGTATTACAGTTGAACCGGGACTCAATCAACCAACTGATGACACATATCATGGTGGTTTGAGCGCTGATGGTGACACACAACTTGAGAGTGATCCGATATTCTTTAACGACGTGGATCGTGAGTCACGTAATATATTTGATTATAGTGTGTATGGTGACTACGATGATATTTATGGTGGTTATGATGACGACTAGTCGGTTGATGTGTATGCATCAGTGTAGTCTGGTACCTGCTCACCTCTGAGCTCTGAGATGAAGTTTTCCGCGATTGATACATTATCAAATGGTAGTACTAATCTCACACCGGCATTGTCCGTAAATGTGTACATCACACTCTCGTCTTGCTTGTGAATACGTGTCAATGTGTATGTGACTCCAGGAGATAGTTTTGATTTAATCTCTGTAAATTTTGATCTACCGGAGCTAGCAGCTCTCAACTGTTGACTTGTCATCCCCGGCCGGATCTTGCTTACCGTTCGGTTAGATGATGTGATTTGTGTGCCTATGATGTAGTGCATTCTTCTTCCTCAGCAAGATCATCGATTATCTCGAATAACATACTTTCAGTACGCTCGTCAATATACTTTTGTATTGCTATTGGTTTAACCCAATTGATCGCATCACCCTTGACTCCCATCTGTTTGCATTTAGTGTCTATTATATCGACAGACTCAATAAGCGAAAGCCATCGAGAGACTTCATATTCGGACATCTCATATGTTGCGTCCTTCTTCGTTGATTTTAATTTTATCTTACGATCTTTATGTTTTTGTATATCAATCATGAAAGTAGTTTCTTGTTATTTTTAATAAATATCCTAGCAGTGTGGATATCAATATACTGTCTAGACCTTTGTCATTGTATTGTGTTAAGCCTTTGTTTATTTGCTGTATGCCAGTGCAAATGTTTTTCAAGTTTCTCTTCTCAAATGTGCTTATATCAGCAGTCATACAATGATTATATATTATATCATATATATTGCACAACAAATCAATATTGCTCAGATCTTCTCCAACCGCGCAGCTATATCCTTGTTTGTATGCTTCACGTGTTTCAAAATCAGTCACATCATTGTAGAACTTATCCACACATTTTTTGAGATCCGCGTACCTCATACGAGCTTCCTCTACTGGTGCTATATCAGCAGTGTTATTCTTTTCGGTTGTAATGTTATCGACACTAGTTTTTGAGCTTTTCTGTTGCATCTAATTTCTGTTGGTTGTATAGGCTTATCGATATTCTATCTTTATCTATAATTTCGGTTTTTTGTGCCACTACTATGTCTACATATATTGAGTTAGGTTTATCACAGTGCTCGCACTGGAATACATTCTCATCATTCATTCTGATCGGTACAAAGTTTGGTTTACCACAATAAGCACAATTCACATTAGCACCTTGTTGTTCATATATTTTTATACGCTCTGTCTCTTCACTCTCTAGACGGTTTTTAACAACCACTTGTAACATGGTGTTCCACATGTAAAAACCTATTATCTGTATTAAAAATGCACCAGCTCCAATCTTTAACGGAGATGCATCAAACACAAAATAACCGGTGGCGGCTATGACACTAGACGCGAACACTGTCAACAACAGTGACATGGTTATGTCACGTATCATGCGTGATCTTCAGGCGCACTAGTGCCCACACTTATCTCGTCAATATCACTAGCAACATCTTTAATTGCTGCACAGATAGTGGATAGCTTTTTATGTATTTTTTTTACTGAGTTCATCGCTTTATCATTATCTTTAATAATACTGAATTTTGTCGATTGGGCAACTTTACTTTTAACTTGTGCAGCATCAACATACAATTGCCCGAGCTGATCGCTCAACCCATCTTGCAATGGATATGGTAACCTATTGGGTGCCTTGCCCATCTCATTCTCCCATTCATTAGCTTGCTTCACAAGGTCAAGTAACGTTACTTTACCAGGCTTGAGGCTCATCGCTGATTGCCCTGCTCCACCACCAACACCTAAATAATTGTTGGATCCGGTTTGTAGGTCCTCAAAAATGGCTTGTTTTTTATCGTTTTTTTGCTTCATGTTCATAATTACTTATACACAATACATAAATAATTAAGGCTATGAAACTATTTGAATCAAAATTTTTTAACATTCTCGAGGAGGCTCCAGAAGATTTAACACAACCACCATCTCCGGGGACAGAAGCTGAAGTGGCTGCCGTTCAAGACACCCTCGAACCCACAACAAATCCTGAGGTGATGGACGTGCCGGATAATCCAGAGATCGCGCTCCGACAGCAACAGAGCCAAAGAACAATATCCACAATAACAACCTGGATAGGTGAGATTGAAAATTTTATAGACTACTTGAATGGTACAGATGATGGTTCTATCAACTTCACAATCAATGCTGCTGACTGTGACAGTTTGCTTACTGATATACAGCGTAGTGAGAGTAAGAAAATTTCTAGACTGGCGCAAGATCTCTCGGGACTGGGTGAGTCATTGAAGCAGTATTTATTACTAGCTAAAAGAAAAGAGTCCGGTGCAGACTCTATTTAATTTGTTTCAATTTAACAAGGCCCTGTAAGCCGCAATACGTGTTATCCAGTAGGTATTTTGTTGACACCTTGTTAAGTTTAAAATGCACGCACATATCATTGATATCTTTGAACAGCTTGCCGGTGTCTTGCGGCCAAATAAACACACACTCACCCTGCTTAAGTAAAATATTTGTCTTCAATAAACTCGCACTATCTTGCCACTGACTATCCAACACCCATACTGGTTGAGTTAAAAATAATCTCTCCAACTGTGCTCTCTGCGTTGATGTGAGTGTGTTCTGACTCTTCTCTTGTATGCCAGCGACAGCCACAGAGTTGCTCACAAAAAAACTGTCTATAGGGCCTTCAGTTATAAATACATGTTCCGCGGAAGTTGACACTTGATCGTAATTGAACAATGACTTCTCACTATTTTGCTTTGACAAATACTTTGGACGGTTCGGGTCATTCAGTAAATCTCTAGATTGATAGAATATACACCGGTTCTCCCGGTCATTGAATGGTATTACCAACCGGTTTTTGTGTACCATGTCAGTTATGGTTGTGTATATAGATTTAGGGCGATTGGTAGCCACATTCAACCTTCTCTTAACTATAATCTCCGCCGCCAGTTTGACTATCTTGTTGTTCTTATAATATTGTAACTGTGTACGATCGAATAAATTTATACAATCTCGAGGTAGATCGGGTGTGAAAGGTATTTTTTTAGGAGTGACCACCGGAATTCCATATTCATAATCACATTTATCAATCTGCTTACACAATTCACGATAGTTTATGTTCTCTAGTTCCATGACCCAGTCTCCTGGTTTGCCATACCAACCGCAATTATGACAACATATTACACTATCCTTAGGTACATAGTAACACCGGGATTTTCTTCCCCAGCTCTTACCCTCTCTACATATTGGACACCCACCAGTGTAAGTGTTTGTTGATTTTGTATATTTAGGGTAACCTGCGTGTTGATAAAACTTTTGAATTATGTACTCTTCTGGTACTATCATTCAATCATTATACATGCAACATCAATCTTTAGCAACATCTTTACTCTCGATACTGACAATTCCTTTTTTAACAAACCGTCCGGAATCAGGACAATACCAATGCGCTTCTGTATATATTTTTCCATCAGACTCTCTTGTTCTGACTTGCGGGCGGATTGGACTTCCAGAGAATGGTGATTGTATTATCACCGGTTGTACAAATGGTATTTGATTCATATATTTACTTATCTAATTGTAGGTTATTTACAATGTTTTGTAATGTATGTACGATGTCAGTTGACGTGAAATCAGCCTTCCATTCAGATGATTTATTAACGATCTGTTCCATGTTCATCTCCACACACAAGTTGATAAACATATCAAAATCTGGTTGCAGGTCTTGTGTTTTATTATATTGTTCTTGATATAACTCAACATCTCCGGGGTGTTGTCTGTGGCCTTCAAACAAATCTATCATCTTAAGGTTATTGAAATATGGCTCTAGTTTTTTCTTCCCTAATGCGCTCACCAATTCATCATCAGTAGTGTACTGCGTGATCCATTTCTTAGCTGTTTTAGGTCCACACTTGACCACACCTGGGAGGTTATCGGACTTGTCACCCATGAGTGATTTGTATCTCAAGAAATTATCCGGATTCACACCCACCACATTTGCGAAGTTACTCTCACTGATCATCACATCTTTAATAGGACTGTACACTATTGTGTTATTGTCCACTAGCTGTAACATATCTTGATCAACACTAACAACAACCGTTTCACCTTGAATCTGCTTAGTTAACCAGGATATAACATCATCTGCTTCTAATATACCCGGATACATGTTTTTGACACCAAGTTTTTCTAGCAATTGTGTTGTTACGTCTTCATGACTGAACACCTTAGCATTCTTTTCCGAGTCCCTTGTGCCTTTATATTCAACCTGTTTGTTAAGTCTGCGATAGTTCTTCACGCCACGTTTCAATCTCTTGTCCCAGATGGAATATACATTCGTACAATTGAATTTCTTGACATACTTACGTACACTTGTCAAGAAAATATACGATGGTTTTACATTGGTCCTTACATTCTCAGCTACCCATACTGCTCGATGCAGCAGGTTGCTTGAGTCTATTAATATCGCTTTTGGCTTTTGATTCATTATATTGTGCACAACAGAGTTCATATACATTATGAGGTAATTTTTCAATATAGTCAACTATTTTATTACTCACTCCTTGATCAAACTCCTTGACCGGTATAGTCGCGATTTGATTCTCTGGTAATATCAAAAAATTCATAGAGTCTTCAATCGTGTTTATATACACAAAGAAACAACCCTTGTGTGTACCCTCCCGGATAGCAAAAATTTTTCTGCTATGCTTATCCTTGTTTAGATATTTTTGTAAAATATTCATGGGACATGGCCCGCGCGCATCTGTCTAAACTCACCTCGGTATTTGGCATAGATAATCCTATTTTAGATATACATGTGGTTGATAACACACAATTTGATCGGTTTGCCTTTGTATATTTTTTTAATTCTGTAAGGTCAATCGTCGTCCATTTTGGGTTGTTTAGTCCGTGATTTTTCATTATCTCAACAACGCGAGAGGTCTGCACTGGTTGCGGGTTCACAACATTTAAAACTGCCCCGGGGTGGTTGTTGGATATGTTTTTATTTATATATTTCTCCGTGAACACACACAAGTCTTCTATGTTTGTAAGTGAATTTAATTGATCTATTATGTTGTTGTATTTGAGTAACTTGCTCATCACGCTACGATCAGAACCAGTCTCACAGAAAGGCATCCGGATACGAAATATATGAGAGTCTGTTCCTTGTAACGATAGCTCTCCTGCATGTTTGGTTTTGCTATACCAGCTGCTATCCTCCGACAACAACCCAAAATTCGGTAAATCGAATTCATCAAAGGCTTTTTCATAACCATCGTATATACAACCACTAGATATGTGTATGAACTTGACGTCATGTCGGTTGCACGTATCCCCTATCATCCCAGGTACCGTTACATTATAATACCAAGTATCATCTCTAGCATGCTCACACGCATCTACATTGGGCTTGCCGGTGTAACCGCTAGCATTTATGACCACATCTGGCTTGATATCAAGCAACATGTTAACGAGCCGTGTGTTGTTGGTGTATTCAAGGTCGCTCTTAGAGTAACACAAGACATCATGTTCCGCTATCGATCTTAAGTGCTTACATATCGCGGTACCAACGTAACCCTTACCTAATATAACAATTTTCATCAGAACAATTGAGATGGTGACGCTGGTGGATCTATATACTTAACTAAAAACTTTTGCAACAATGTACCTAGAGCGTCACTGTTTTGTTGTGTTGGTGCATTGACGATCGAAACTGGATCACCATTGACAGAGTAACCTAACAACACGAAACAGCTCAGATGTTCCTCAATAAAACCATTGATAACACTAACTTGTTTCTTTGACAAATTTTTCTGTGCTGCATATTCATGTAAGTTGGCTTCGATGGCTGCTTTTATTTTATTCCGGAATATTTGTTCTGCTAGCTCTTCAGCTGCTGACGCATCATCCTCCTCAACTTTCGGTTTCTTCTTGGGTGTTACTTTCTTTTTTGGTTTTTTATCATTCTCCTGTGACATGTACATAATATTTACTCTTTCTTCCTGTAAAAGCTCGTATCGGAGTTAATGCCTTTTGATGCTAACAGGTTAACAATCACCTCCATACTGCTTGTCCTTACTGTTAGATTTTTTTGAAATCGCAAACCACCATCATTCAACTCAAACTCCGGGAGGGATCCAAGTTCCTCTCTGTTGACCACACATGTGATATAAAGCGACTCAACACTAGGGTTGAGCATGATAGTCCATTTCCTAGGATCCTCAATAGAATATTTATTCATTATGTCCCAAACGACATAACCACAGTCCTTCAAGCGCTTTTTAAAATATGAGAGTGTATGTATTTTATTTTTCATTTATCCTACGAATCCGGATGATATAATAGTTATGTTTGCAGAGCCACAATTCAACTGAAATAGAAACACATTCAGTGTCGGGTTGACTAAAACTGTCAGATCTTCAAACCGGATGGTGCTTATAATTCTGATCGTTTCAAAAGATAATGCTAATGGATTCTCTGTTGATTCACCTTTGTACTTGTCAGATATTTGTTGAGAATAGCTGTCAATATTGTGTCTTTGTTTGTCAGTTAGTGTTGCGTGTACGCAATTATCTTCAGTGTAGAAGTATATCTTGTTGGTTTCTGTTGTGAACGTACTCGCCTTAATCAACTGATTGACCACATCAGGCTTGAGTGTGAATCGGAACGGGAATTCAATGCTCTTGATTTTATTGAGATCCACCGCCGGGGGTTCAATTATCCCGTCCTCGAGCAAATGAAATTTAAACCCCATTACGCCAGACCGGTGCTCAATATTATTGTTATTGAATTTTAATTCAATATCATCACCATACACACAACCCAACACCTTAATCAACCGATTGAGATCAGGTATGTTTAGATATATCGTCTCAGTTACGTTGTTTGGCTGTTTGTATGTACAATTGACAATTAGAGTACCATCACTACTTGAACTGGTGGCGGTGAACTCCTTCTCTCTGACTTTCAACACTGCATTCTCAGTTAATTTACCAATTGGAGAAAGGAAACTGTTTATGAAATCCGTCTTGTTAGTTATTTTTATTTGTGTCATTTAGTTTTAATGTTATGGTTTTGGTCTGTTTTGACATTTCGGACAGCACAACATCAACTATATCCTGAGGATCTTTAAATACGCCTTTTATTTTGGTTGAATTTATTGTATATGATACACCTCTCTTGAACTTAAAATCTATTTTAGATTCTAATACACGTTCGATCTTATCTAATCTTTTGATCAGATTGGATAACTCAACATGATGCCCATCTATGTTATTCGTAATTTGTGATTCTTGTTGGACTGTGACCTGTGGGCTCGTGGCCGGGTTTGGGCTCGTGACCGGGATTGGGCTCGGTGGTACAGTTGACTGCGTTACCATCTGTTTGAGAACTTCCTTGGGATCAGTCTTATTAGCCTTAATGTAAGGGCTATCACCTCCAACATTTTTTGTGTCTATATCTTTGAGAGAACCAGACACATGACCTAACAAACCGGCCACCGCATAAATATCATCCTTACCCATGAGTGGTTGAGATTCGTGATTTCTACTGTCATATGGATTGCGCTCTTCAGACATCATCCAATCCAGCTAACAACTCTTTGACCTTGTCATCTTCAAGCGTATCATCCTTGGTTGTGTCCTTCTTGTCGTTATCAAACTCCATAGGCACCTCTTCATCTAAAGCCGGGTCAGAAGACACTTGTGATTTGGTTTCCGGAGAAATTGACTCTGTCAGTGTTTCCGTAGAACCTGGATCTTTGCAATGAAAGTGCTCATCTAGCATCAGCTTGAGTTCATCAAAAGTTTTCTCCCGGAATGTCTTTTCTAGGTCATGACAACCGGAGTATATCTCCTTAACACGTGAGTCATCCACCCCAGGGATGGCTCCGGGCATTAAAAATTTACTTGACACATATGTGGGATAATCTCCTTGTTTTTCACATCGGATCCGGAAGGTACATCCATTCTCAGACAGGTCAAATATCCTCTCACCAAATTGATCAGAATCCTCACCATTGATACCCTCCATTATAATTTTATGCAATTGCTTACCAAACCTCACAATTTTCACTGTGTCATTATTTTCCGGGTCGTCCGGGTCATTAACAATATACGCATTCACCAACCACTTTTCACTTCTAAATATTGCATCCGATTTAGCTTTCTCCTCAGGAGTTCCGGAACGGAAGCACTTCATTCGATATTCTGCGATTGGATCACGATCACCCCACGTTGTAGGGCTCAAGGCTGTTACGTATTGACCGGTACTAAAACTAGTCCATCCGTGACTGTAAAAATGATAAAATGTCTTGCTAGGATCTTCTATATTAGGTAACAATCTAACCTCATATGAATTTCCTGGTTTTGTTCTAAGGATATCAGCAGTTTTGTTGTTAGATCCTTCTTTAGTTAGTGCGTCTTTGATGCTCGCGAACATTGATTTTGTAAATGTGCTCATGTATTTATTTTATATTGGATTGGTTTATTGGCCAACTTTTGTCTTTAAGTTTTTGGTTGTATATTTTGTAACATTTCATAGCTTTCATACTGTTGTAGAACTTCAAGTCGTAACTCACAAGCTCATTATATATCATGTATGGTGCCCGGAAATAATTTGTCATATTTATATTATCGTGTCTACGTAGGAAGTTTGCAAGCTTTTTTATTTGTAAATATTCCGGTTTTGTTTCAAAGTCATCCCAATTCTTTCTCAGATTGTATGGCTTTCCAGCGCCGGCTCTAGTCACAACGAGCCAGCAATTGTATATACTTTTTTCGAAATCGCTCAAAATTTTAAATTTAGTTTCGGGTTATCACACAAATAGTTTCGTATGTATTTAGAGCGATGGAGAGTTGGGTCATGGTCCAGAAAGCATTTCAACACATCATAGTCTGTCTCAACATCACAAACCATCTTAAATATTTCACGCAATTCCGGCTCTCTCATTAGCCAGAGAAATATGTTAGGTAGGTTGAGTTTTTTATTCTTAGTAATACACACAAAGGAACAGAACGTGAGGAATATATGAGAGAATTCACTTTCATAAGCTATATCTACCGGATTGGTGTTACTTAGCATGCTTTTTGTATCTAACGTCATGTTATTGGTTTTAAAATTGATGTTAATGTCATGACTTTGTCTGTCAATTGACCACCTGCGGAATACACATGACCACCTCCATCAGCTATACTAGCAGCTAGTTTCCCTAGATCTACATCAGGTGCCTTTTCTTTATTTTTTCGAAAACTAACTCGCTTTGTATTCAAATTGACCACCATGCATATCTCACAATCATAGTTATCAATAACATGGTGCGCCACTTCGTTGAGACAACTGCTCGCCATAGTCGCGAAGATTTTGTACTTATTACCACTAACTGGAAGTTCACCTTTGTATATCTCGAGCTCTGACAACACACGCTTCACTTTTTTGTTGTTCATGTGGATCATATTCAAGTGCGATTGACTGAAACCATTAAAACCGGCACCGAAATCACGCTCAAATTGCTCTGCTCTGTTGCCAACATAATTCCACACTATCACATTCAAATTGTATGAGTCTCTCAATTCTAACTTGTAACTATCATAGTCATCAGCTAACAAAACTAACATCTTTTGATTATCAGTGAGTGACCTTTCCGGGTATTTCTTCTTTAACAGATTGTATATCAACTTGCAACAACTACTGTAGTCCTCTACTAATGTAGTTGCGTGTTTGTATTTGTCTAAATTTGCCACATGTGTGTCGTGGTGATCAATTATTGTAAAATTCTTATGATCTACAAGATCGAGATTGCTTTGAGACACATCTAGATCGAACACATATATTTTATCGTACGTTTCCGGGTCGTTGCTTTTTGACCACTTCATGAAGGTGTTCCGGAAATTTGATTGAGAGCATATCTCATGTTGTACATTTTTCAGTTGCGTGTACCAACGAAACGTATGATATGAGCTCAGTCCATCCAAGTCACAGTCTGTAAATATCGCTATCTTTTTCACTAATACTATATTTATTCGTGTAACTCATTGAAATCAACTAACTTCCAAGCATCTGTAGCGAGTCAATAGTGTCCGTCATGTCTATGTTTTGCAGTTGTTCAGTTGCTTCTTTTAATGATAGTGTGTCATAATCAATCTCCATCATTATACTACCATAATTCTCCGCGAATCTGTTCTTCATCACACCCAATCTCAAAACTCCTAAATCAACATCTTCTTCTTCTCTCCAGATACTGAAAATAGCATCCGCGGTCGCTGCTAAACCGTAACTCTCACCGACTGTATCCAGGCCTGGATTTACCTCGTTGTAACCAGACCGGTTAAGTTGTGTGGCTGTGATGATAGGGCATTCAAACACATATGATAACGCCCGGAGCTCTTCTGTGGCGTATTTTATCCTCTCGTATGAATTAGTTCCGGTTTCTGCTCGAAGTAAATTAACATAATCCAGTACAATTGCATCCGGTTTGATTCCCCTATCAACTAATTTCTTGATATATCCCTTCAAATGTCTGCATGTGATGGTGCTAGGAGGAAACTCTTTGACGATTAGTCGGTTACTATTACCCTTCTGATGATATTGCTCAACAGCTGATTTTATCTCATCTGTTCTACTGTGCAATTGTTTGATTGGTATTTGTGTTAAGTTTGTTGTTATCCTCTTCGCATACACCAACTCGCTCATCTCGAGACTTATCAACAGCACAGTCTTACCTTGATCTGCAATATTTTTCGCCATATTTCCTAAAAATATACTCTTACCTATGTTAGTCTCGCCGGCGAAAACATATATCGCTCGACCGTTCTCTAGGAATCCACCATCTAGTTTTTTATCCAACCATGGCCAACCGCACGATATCGTCTCATCCTTTGTCGTCAAATCAGTTATATGTCGGTCTATTTCATTTATATAATCCAAACCAATGTCAGTTGTAAGAGTTATGTTACACGACTTTTCAAATTTTTGTAATATCTCGCTAGTGTCAACGAGTGCATCTTCAGTCTCTGAAGCCACCTCGAGTAGTGTGTTGTACACTGCGCGCTCTTTGAGGAATTTTTCAGTATTCTCATATAAATCATCATGATTGAAGTTTTTATCAAAACCTTCGAACAATTCAACCACCGCTCGGAAGCTCACCTTCAACTCATTAGTAATCAATCGACTCTTGAGTTCGGTCATTGTCGGAGGTGTGCTCCGTTGACTGTAAAAATCAACAATCAACTCAACAACCCGAGATATGTCTTTGTTGTTGAAGTATTTTTGATCTAGGTGGTCAATTATACTGGTCAAATAGGACTCGTTAGTCAACATGTTATATGCTATGACTGTCTCGTAAAACTCATTATCTATTTTCACTGATGTCATTATTTGTAATTGTTATAAAATGTTTGTTGTGATTGTTGAAAATTTTTGTCATTTATATCTCTCAAACCCGGACTATTGTGTGTTACATATATCGGATATGTACCTATTTTTAATTTTAGCTTGTTTGCATCCAGACAACTTGACATATCATAATGATGGAATTTATAATCCTCATTGAATCTCCACCCCACCTCTAGTGCACGTTTCAAATCAATCGCTATAAACAGACCATCCAAAACTAAACATCTCTGCGGCCACGGACCAAAACAAGTGACCGCCATCTTGGTATCACCATCCACCGGGTGTGAAACCGCTCCAGATTGACTATCTCGCGAACTCATCAAGTGCCACAGGCACGGTTTCTTCACCTTTATTTGACTTGCTCCTGCTAACCCTACAATATCGTAACCCATTCCCTCGATCGCAGTGTACAATTTACCCTTCAACTTGAGATCATCAATGTATACATCATCATGCGCGAATAATACTATATCATGTTTAATCAAATTCTCCGGTGTAATCTGTCGATTGTATGCCTGTGACAGACCGATCCGGTTGTTAGCGTTCACGACAAGCTTCACATCATCCTTTAGCTCTCCAAGCGAATGTACAAGTGATGATTGTTTGCCACTGTCTTTTGAGCATGTTACAACTAATATTTTTTTCATCTTCATAAAAAGAACGGACTACTAGGCTCGAACTCACCACACTCAGCCAGCCCCTCACTGGTCACACAATACACCAACCCCTCTCTCAATTCCTCCTCAGTCCTTCCAGGTACAACAATGGAGCTAAAATCACCGGTGGTGATATTACCGTATAACGTACTACCACTCCTCACCAAATATGTATCACCGGTCAATTTACTATATATCCAACAGCCGAATGTTCCTTTGAGCATGCTACAAACATTTTCAACTGCTCTCAACTCCGGTGTCTTTATATTTTCATCATGACATTGCTCAATATCTTCTACCTCGGCTTCAAATTCTAGCATGTAGGATATCAGTATTGGTATTATTGAGCTATCCACAGGATTGTCATGTGGCCCTATAAACTCTTCGATCAATTGACTGGTGTTCTCCAACACACCGTTGTGTGCGACATGATAATACATGCTCGGGAAAGGATGGGTTGTGTATGGGCTGTATTTTCTCTGTGAGCCGGTTGGAGCCTGTGTGTGTCCTAGAAATGATTCATAATCTTGAGTGAATGCATAATCTCCGGTGAGTTCCCGGGTGGAGTGTCTCTTACGAATGAACACCTCTTTCCGGAATCCGGGATTAAGTGTGTTTTTTATATACAGGCTACCGTAGGCAAATGTTCCGCGTTTCTTGTTTTCATTATACAAACTTTCATACGTTTTAAAATCATAACTACCAAAAATGCCACACATACTATACACACTCCTTCATATTTAACCACGGTATGTCCGCACGACTATACGGCACCGGGTCTCTATAACCAGCTTGCAGAAAGCCTTGTATTCTTGAACTACATGCGGTGCATTCCCCACATGCTTCTGCACCACCGTTGTAACATGTCCATGTGTCCGATAACTTCACACCCATTAATATCGACTTGAGTATTATATGTTCTTTAGACATCTCGATCAATGGACATTCCACCTGTACTCGGTCTCTCCGGTTGAGTGATAACAGATTATTTACTGATTTTAAAAATTCTGGACTACCATCCCAGAAACCTGCTTGACTATCCACAAGAGCTGCTCCATGAAAAACTGTTTCCGCTTGTAAGCTCTCAGCATATGCAGCACATATACTCAACATCATCATGTTGCGGTTTGGAACGTAATTTACGGTTTGAGGGTCTCCTAGCACATCACGTGCATTAGCTACATCAATCTGCTCATTTGTCAAAGAGCTTGTATTTGCAATGTGTTTGAAAAATGTTATGTCTAGTGTTTTCCAACTCTCAATACCGACATGTTCTATTTGCTTCTCTGCACATCCAAGCTCTTTATCAAGATGCCTTTGACCATAATTAAAACTGACTGCATGTATCTCATAACCACGTTTCTTCGCGATATGTAATATCAAGCTCGAATCTAACCCACCACTAATCGGTATCACACACTTTTTCATATACATATTATAGAATACCTGGGACTAATGTTCAACTATTATAAATAAAGACATGACACACAACAGGCACGGAAAAAGGGACAATGATATAATATGGGAAGCACTATCAAACCGATACAACATCAAGCACAGTAAGCAATTGAGTAAATTGTGGGAACAGGATGTCAAGTATGTTGAGCAATTTTTAATTGATGAGGGTTTGATGGACACTGTCAAAAAGGGTTTTGGTTCTGTTAAAAACTTCGCTAGTGACAAGTTGCTTAAACCAGTGATGGACTTTTTAGCGGGTATAATTGCTAAAGACCCTCAAATGTCGCAGAAGGCACAAGCTGCAGCAGCACAAGGTCCAGAAGCCTTACAACAACTCGCCAGTACAGAAGGTGATCAGAGTGTCATACAACAACTGGACCAACCAATTACACAAGGTGAGAGCTATGCATACCAATTTAAATTGAATCAAACAATTTGTGAAGCACTTGTTACGGTAGGTATATTGACAGAATCCGCTAGCAAATCAATACAGCAATGTAGATATGATATCGTGTTTGAGTCGATATTAACACTACAAAAAACTGATTGCCCGTGGAAGCCTAGTGGTGTCGTCACTGAAAGCGCGCGGGAAATCGCGAGGCAAATCACGCAATTGATGAAACAGGGTGGTAATAGTAAGAAAGTTTTAAATGCTTTGTTGGCGACTGATGAATCAGGTTTTAAGGAGTATCTATTCAATAATTTGAAGGTACCGGAAGCAACATTAGACCGCAGAGTTCAACAAATTAAACGTAGCCAACAGACTGCTCCGACTGAACCAGTTGCTCCAACTGAAACAGAACCAGTTGCTCCAACTGAAACCGAACCGTTGGGTACAACTGAACCAACTGAAACAGGATCGGTACCTCCAACGAACTCAGGAGCCTCTGATACTCAGGCGATTCCTCCTGCATTACCAGATGCATCAGCCGGGCAGAAAACCCCGGGGTTGTTGGGTAAGGTTTGGAATTTTATTAAGAATAACAAGGGTGCCATAGGTGGCGCAGCCGCGATGGGGCTTGCTGCAGCGATTGCCACTAGTACTGGTAATCCTATGGCGTTTAGCTACCTGGTTGGTGGTCTGGTAGGTGGTGCTAAGGGTGCTATTCAGGGAGCAACTCAAACACAAGGCGGTTTTACTGACAAGTTAAAAGGTGCTGCAAATGCTGCTGGGACAGGTTCTATGAAGGCTGGTGGTTTAGCTGCAGCAGCAAGTGGTATTGGATCTGCAGCGAGCAACGCTGTGAATGGAGCGGAAGTACCAGGGAGTGTAGACCCGGTAACACCATCTACTCCAGGTGAGCCGGTTGATCCGGGTTCAGATTATGGCGGAAACCCGGGAGATTATAGTACGGGTGGGCAATTTGATCAAGAGACTCCAAATATTGGTGGTTCAACCGGAGGTTTCAATCCAGAGACCGGTCAGAGTAACATGGATTTATCTGATGATGAAGTGGCGGCATATAATGCACAATCACAAGCTGACGCTAATGGTGAAATACCAGGTGTTGATTATCAAGAACCGACAGCAACATCTCCGGAGGAAGCAGAAGCGGCAGCAGCAGGAGATACTAAATCATTTAGTCAAAAATTCAAGGATTTTTTCAAACCAGCTAGCCCGGAAAGGGCAGAGGAATTGAGACGTATGAGACAACCGGTGAGTAGAAGATAAGTATTAATCGATACTGTAACTATATTGCTTCTGTAACTGTATCTCTAGTTTGGGTAATATAATATCTTCCCATAATTTCTCATCATTTTTCCAATTCTTGTAATATCCTATTTTTTTACCAGGTACTCCATCCTTTTGTGGTGGTAGTGCGTATGTCGATCCGGTTTGTAATATAACTCCGTGATTTACAGCCATTTCTTTGAGACCACTATACTTGTCTAACCCTCTTTTAAAGTTCAAATATACTTCACACTCTAAGAATGGAGGTACAAATCGGTTTTTGACTGTTAGCGCTCTTAGTGTCGTGCCACTCACCTTATTCGCTTCGGGTAACAACTCATCCGAATCTCCACGAGATACGTCATGTTTTTCGTCACGCTTTGCTAATTGTACCAATACGCTTGCTAGGTACACAGGGCCCTTGCCACCACTCTGTGATTTCACTAATGTCGGGAACATAGCTGCTGGGTCATCATATGTATGATTACTAAAGAGTATTGTGACACCGGCTTGAGCAGCTTTGAATGTCAGTAATCTCATCATGCTCTTCAAGCCTTTAGCTCGTGTGCCCATATCCATGGCCGTTTTGCCCTTCTCAGCATCATCAATCTCTTTCTGACTTGCTAGGTTGCCTAGACTGTCAATACTCAGTATGAATTTATCTCTCATTTTAGCCTCAATCACACCGTCAAGAAACGCAGATATCTGATTACGACAATCTTCAACTGTCTGCACCGGAACATACTTGACTTTGTCACTATCTAGACCAACACCAACCGTGCTGCTAGCATCAATCGCAGCCTCTGTATCAAATATAACAGGGATCATTCCGTTTTTCTGACCATTCGCAAGAATCTTGTTAATAATATATGTCTTACCAGCGGCACTAGGGCCGCTGAAACCGGAGATTCGACCCATGGGCACGCCACCATACAAACTACCGGAAATGATCGCGTTCAACACCATGCAACCGGTGTCCACCCAGTTGTTTACTGTCGACAACGCGCTTTCTGAAAGGAATTTCGCTTCTGGATTGAGTTTCTCAAGTTTTTCAAACACCTTGAGAACGTCTTTGTCAATCTCTTTAGTCTTCGTCATCAAAAAGTTTCACAACTTCCGGTTCGATTGAAGCCGGTTTGGCAGCAGGTGGTGGTGCAGCAGATGCAACCGGTTTGCTGAAAATGTTATGATATTGATTCATGATCGCATCATCAAGCTCAAGATTTGAACTTGTCACACATGTTTTAGCATCGAATTCCCAGACAACACCTTCCTCACGCACATCAGGCTTGATGAACTCACGGAAAATGAACGGTAACAACTGTACCGACATCTGACCATTCTCTTGATTGATTTGCACATTCACAACTGCTGGTTCTTTGATCTTCATCACTCCAGATTTGGTGCCTTTGTCCTCTCCTACAATTACTCGACCCACTTGGTCAACAAACGCTGTTATTTTTTTACTCATAACATTATTATAATGTATTCAACCATCATTTTCAACTTCTTTTTGTTTTTTCGCGAAATATTTTCTGACAAGAAACTTTCTAAGTATGGCCACAATTGTGAAAATGAACCAGGACACAAACGCGGTCCAGAACACAGTGAACTCCAGAGCAAAAGTCACAGTCAATATCATCATGTTCAACGGAAAATTTACAGCCGTCCCTATGGCGGTATCACTTAACGACTCCTTCCATGCAGCCTTGTCTGATCTCTTCATACACCTAACAAATCGAACAAATCCGTCTGCACTTGTGCACTCGGTTTGCTCAATCTCCAACCAACAGCCTCGTAAAACCTCTCTATAATACTGTATATTATTTTTTCAAACATTTTCTCTCTGTCTGGCTCGAACACACCCTTAAACTCTTCCGGGTAGTAGTATTTGTAAGCGATTGCATTTATACCATACTTATTAGGTTGATTCACGTAAAAATATCGGACTTTGTCACCAGATTCAATCGATTCATACTCTCCAGCTAGGTCCATTTTTTCTAGCAATACATTATAGTGATATGCAGCCTTAACATGTGCGGGCATGCCTTTGACTGTGGTGAAACTGTTACACTTATCAGCATATTTCTCATAGTCTGATATACCCATACAAAATGAGTAGTCCTCCACTGGTAAATCTTTGAATGTGTCGTATGCCTTTAGAAACACTTCGTTTGTAGTGCTTCTAGATTCAGTATCCATCATAGTTTCAATGATCTTCTTAATATATGGTTTTATCTGCTTCGGGATGGTGCTTCTCACCACCTCAACACCGGTGTATTTGAATTTATTAGTCGGTATACCCTCATCATCAAGCACTCTCATTACATACCGTTTTTTTTGTAGAAACACTCCTACATCTGTCATACATTCACGTTTGAACACAAATCTACTATCTTTGCTGTTTAATACTGATTGACTCCATTTAGTTATCTCCTTATTCAAGTGATCCTCAACTAATTCTGCCTGTTCATACGAATGTTCTGTTATTTTACCGTCAATATGAAATGGTTTATCAACCTTTCTCATGAGTCTGTTGATTGATATATAGCTACTATCAGTGTCATTGTATATAACCGGGTCTGGACCTGACTCTCCATGGTTATCAATATAGTCTCTGAGTATCTGATTGGATTTCTTGATGACGGCTTGTCCGGTTAGGGTTATACTACGCGCTATATCCGGATCTCCTATTGGTGCGTGTTTATTACCAAAATATCCATACACTGTGTTGATTAAAATTTTCAATGTAAACTGCTTTATATCGAGTTGATCAGCATGTCTTTGTATTTTTTTAAACTCCGGTGCGGTTTTTTTCAGCTTTGATAATTGTATCTTGAGCGCTCTCAACTGCTTCTTAACCTTCACACGTTGCTGATATATACCATCAACAATTTCCGGCATGATGCCTTTTTTATTCTGTGAGAATAAAATTTTCGCCCTACTGACCGCAATGTTTTCACGTTTTATAAAATCTATAAATTTATCATGTGTCAGTTTGAATTGCTTCCCGGTCACATGGGATATATACACATGCTCTTCGTCTTTTTGAGTTATTTTACCGACTTTTGTTTCTGGACTCAGGTTGAGACTTATCATTGTGTTAGGATACAGACTGTTCGCATCAAAACTAATTACATCATGCTGAAAACCTCTCTGTGGTTCCCCAACGTACGCGCCTTCATATTTTCCTGCGGTGGAGTTATCCTTTATGAATGTGGGTACAACTTGTTTCTTCGCGCGAGCCTTTATAACAGTGGCTCCGGTGATCACACTTAAAGTTCCCATCGCGGATTCAATTGTCGTCAAACCGGTATATGCCAACATACGGAGCAGTTCCAGGTATCTCAATTTATCTTCCATGGCCACCAATAGATTTACATCCTGTACATTATATTCGACAAATGTTTGCCAATCATCATCAGCCAGGGCAGAGAGATTAGTATTACCATAATCGACTTTACGCTCACCTAACTCGAGCTCGGCTATTGAATCTAATTTGTAACTCTCTCTCAGACCTATACTAAATTTTTTATACACATCAAGGTAGTCAATACATGACACACCGCTAATATACCATCTTTGCTGTTCTCTACCAAACGCCCCGGTCATCATACGACTGTATATATTACGAACCGGTGATAATAAACGAGCCTGATCCTCATCTAGTATGTTTATTGTTCTATTCACGATATATGGTATATCAAACCCCTCACTATTCCAACCACTCAATATGTCAGGGCTTGCATTGTGTATGTAATTTAAGAAGCATGTTAGCAATATACTTTCAGTCTCACAATACACATAATCACAGTTAGGTATAGGTTTCTCTAAACGCTTTGTTCCCCATGTGTAAAATTTTTCTGTTATAGTGTCATATACTGTTATTACATTTATGGGTTGACTCGCTTGTTCCGGGGTTGGGAAATGATCCGGGCAATATACCTCTATATCCACGTACATTATTCGTAGTGGGTGTCTAGAAAACTCCAGATCCTCATTTTTATCATGATACAGGTCAATTAAGAACTGTTGTTCCGGGCGGAGATTTTCAAATACCCTTTTAGTACCACACTCCTTAATGAATTGATTCCGCATTCGATTGTCTTTGAACAATCTCTTCCGGAGTGGTGTGTCAAATATACTAGATGCATCACTTGTTAGTGTTGTTTCGATATATAGATACGGGTTGAAGCTCATATCTACCATCACTCTCTCCCCATCATCATTCCACGTGAAAAGTGTTACTGTCTCGTCTCTAGGATTGTAACAAACATTTCTGTACATATTATATATTATAGTGTATAGTTACCTAATGTACAACTAAATAATAATACATGAGAGATATTGATTCAGTTTCTAAAGTAATCATAAGGAATGGTGATAGGATATTAATGCTTTCCAAAAGTGATAGTAAAGAGTGGGAACTACCGGGTGGTCACTTGAATTACGGTGAAAAGTTTAAAAAGGCTGCAAAGCGTGAAGTTTTTGAAGAAACCGGAATCAAGCTGCCTAAGATGAAAATATTATTGAAGCAACCTAAATTCGTCATGTTCGTAGTTAACATGAGACCAAAAACCATCCGACTTTCTGACGAGCATACAGATTATACATGGGTCAACAGTTCAGAGTTGCTTCGGTTGAAGGTGACTAATGCTACTAGGTTGAATATTAGGACCATTTTAAATACCATTAATTGAATTCAATCTAGATCGATCCGGGTGTGAATATGGTAGGGTGTATAATTCCGTGTACTTTCCTAAGTTTTCCGGGTGTTCCAACCATCTTGTCTCAGCAACCATGCGACCTTTCCGGACTGCCTTCATGTATGTATCCTTATCCTTCATCACACTATCAATCTGATCAACCATCTCGGCACCGGTGGTGAATTTGAATGGTGCTTGTTGGTATGTGCACATATCCTGACATATAGCGGGTGCTCCAAATGCACATCCCTCAACATACTTCAAATCACTCTTCGCACGATTGAATATATTATCAACAAGCGGTGCCACCATCACATTAGGTTTTATTTTTTTGACTAATCGCGGGTAATCATACAAATTTACCCATGGGTAGAACTCAATCTTCTTGTTTCTCACCAACTCTCGCAATCCCATCGGGAATGCTCCTATAAATACCCATTGATATTTGTTAGCAGTCCTTTTTACTGTATCAACTATATGACCAAAATCGTCTTTCTGATTGACTTTGTTATCAACATCAAAATGTGCACCACTACCAGCGTACAGTACTCTAGGTTTTTTCTTACGCTTAGAGTAATTTCTCTCGATTAAATTTTCATCATACTGATCCAACCAAAATCGAGGTGGGTAGTTAGGTATTTTTGTTACATTTTTATTTCCAGTCTTCTCAATGTAATATTCTTTCATGTAATCACAAGTGACTGTTATCTCATCCACCATACCCATCATCTCCATCGTAGCATTCCGTATATCCTCATCAACAAATGCTCCTCGAAATTTGTTGTACTCCGGGATATCTTCATAGAACACTATGTCATCGATCTCATACACTAGGTTGAAGTTGAGCTTGTTGCTCAATTTTTTTAAATATCTAACAAAGTTGAGCTGCGCTGGTGTTGCTTGCCGTTGTATTCTCACACACTTTACGTTTGTGTAGAATTTTTCATCTGACACCATTACTGTACTGCCGTGCACAATCGCCTTTTGATATGCATTTAATACATGCTCCGGCCACAACATTCTCCAAAAACCACACCCACTAAAATCTGCATAATAATTTATACCTCTAGGCATATTAGCTTCTCTGGGACGAGATTCAGGTGTTATGTTATTTGGTCTCGGTTTTGGTATATTCAGTGGTGTTATCCCGGGGGTGTTTATGTTGGGTGTTGTACCTATAACTGAGCCAACAACTGTACCTGGTGCTTTTTTAAACATAATATTATTTAAGTTCGGATTGAGGGGTTTCAACTCGAGTGGTTACCCCGTTTTGTTTTTCTAGAAAAATGATCTCTCCCGTCGCCATCTTAGTACTCTCTTTACGGTGACTGATAACCATTACACATTCATTAAAATTATCAATTCGCTCTTTTAATATCTCTATCACTAGCTCCACCCCACGCTCATCTAAACTACTGTCAAACAATTCATCATACATACTAAAATTGAACGCCACATCACCTTGCAGTCTACGAATATCCATAAATGCAAACAGGCATGCGAGGTCAATATTTTTCCGCTCAGCTCCACTGAAATTAAAATATGAACATGGTTTACCTTTCTCGTCTATTATCTCTTCCTCGAAGTATTCATTAAACACACATATACAGTTACTATCCATCTTCTTCAAATAGTATGCAAGTTTTGAGTTTAATAGTTGTAGTATCTTTTTTACAATATATGATTTAACACCCTCCTCAGACACTACAAACTTTATCACATCAAGCCGGGAGATTGATTTCTTGATCACATCTATTGCTTGTTGCTTTGACTCGAGTCTCACCGTCACCTCTTCAATCTGCTTGTCAATAGTATTGTCCCAGTTTTTTAAACTCTTAACATCATCAGCAATATCAGTAAATTGTGTTTTCAGCTGCTTGATTTGATTGTCAATATTTATTATATTTTGTCTCTGTAGATTGGCTTTATTCAGCTTATTATTCAATTTATTCTTTTCATCTACTAATTGTTGCTGTATAGATCTAGCTTTTGTTAACCGAGTCTTGATCGCATCTCTTTCATCGGTCAACTGTTTAACTACCTGTTGCGTGTTGCCCCTCTCCTGATCGATATACACTCGATGTGTATCATCCATTTCATGCAAACATACCGGGCATTGATGGTGGTCGGAGCTCATTTTAGATAGTTTTTGTTGGTTTACCTCGATTAATGTTTTGGTTTTAGTGTGACTCTTCATAAAATCACTAACTTTGACTTCTGCTTTGTTTGTTGCATCATTTATATTCGATATCTGACTAGAGATATCGTCAATATTAACTGGCTTAATCGTGTCCCTTTCCTTCATGAGTTTATCCATCTCTCTCTGACAACTCTCCTTCCGGGAATTGAGTTTATTTTTAGCTCTTAATTGTTCATTTTCAGCGTTTTGTTTCTGTACATTTAATGTGTTGATGCTGTTTGACACCTCTTCATACTTAACACACTCTATATCTAGTTCCCTGACAACACTATTATATTCACTCCGGACATCAGTCAACATGTCACTGAACACTTGTAAATTTAAAATACCTTCGATAAACTTACGCTTTTCCAGTTTTTTCTTGGCCATGAATGGTGTTGCGTTGTTTATGGTCAATATTACGCAGTTCTGAAACACGTCTGATGTCGTGTTCAGCAGCTTGCATATATATTCTGTTGTGTTGACTATAGAATCTCTTGTTATATCCACACCATCTCTGTATAATATACATTTAGATGGTGATATTTTTCTAATCACTCTGTATATGTTACTATCACCATCAACATTAACATCGAAGTCTAGTTCAACAACACAATCCCGTTGTGTTATGTTGTTTATTATGTGATCTTTTTTGAGTTCTCTTAATGTCGTACCATACAATGCAAAATATATACTATCTGCGATCGTACTCTTACCTACACCATTTCTACGATCAACCTTATCTCTATTACTACCTGTGATTATGTTCAATCCTTCATTGAACTCAACATGCACTGGTTCATCACCGACACTCAGGAAGTTTTTAATTTTAATTCTTTTAAAATTTATATATTTCATTTGTATTTCCTATACAAGTCAACAGTGTAGTCTATTATTTGTTGTTTATCGTCAACATCTTCTAGCATGTTTATAAATTCCTCAATGGCTATAGTAACATCCACTCCGGACAGGTCATGATCATTCTCATCTTCAAGTCCGAATTTGTTAAATGTTATGTCGTAGTCCGCTGTTATGCTTTTCGCGTTCAATTCAATATATTTTTTTAACAGTAGATCCATGTCATCAGGTGCCACCTGCCGGTCTATTATGAGCTTGACAATATTATTTGCAAACATCTCCCGGACTTCATCCGTTAGTGAGCCATGTGCTACTAGTTCTGATAATTTTATTTTTTGATGTGTTGGTGAGATATCATTTACGTAAAAATCATAATCTCCGGTCACAATGTCAAGTAAGTAATATCCTTTGATTCCATTAACATCACCAAAATCCATTTGATATGGATTTCCTAGATATAATATTTTACCATTTTTATATACACGCTCCTCTCGTAAGTGAAAATGTCCGGTTATTACTAATGGTGTTTTGGAGAGTATAGACTCACTCTTGATACCATCCTCACACACCTTGTGTTGATTGAACCGGAAAGATTGTATTTCGAAGTGGCCAAACACGATGTCACTCTCCATTATTTGTTCTGGTTCTGTACCCCATGGACAGAACATCAGTTTGCGATTGAAACACTCATATTGTGTTGGTTGTGATACAACCGTTATGTTATCCCACCCACTCAATATGGACAATGAATTGATATCTGATTTGTCCTTGTAATATGCATCGTGGTTACCGACTAGTATTACAATATTAAACCTTTTCCACATGTTCAATATCTGTGTTGTAACATGTATGGTGTTTACAGCGATCTCATCTCGGTAATGAAATAAGTCCCCGGGTATTAGTATGTCTGTCACACCGTGCTTGTCTAACTCCCTAGACAACCAACCGGCCCATTCTACAGTAATGTCATGCCACATCTGCGAGTTTTGATGTACCCCGATATGTATATCCGAAACGCAACAGACTTTTCTGTCGTTTAATTTAAGTTTCATCAGAACCAGCACTTGTAGTCTTACCACCCATTGTAAATTCTTGTGCTAAATCTTCGTATACCATCTCTTGATAGTCAGACACAACCTGTCTTTGCTTTTTCTCCTTTTTTATTCTGTTGATGAAAGCGTGGAAGGCGATTGTGGTGAAGTATGAAAATGGATTGTTACCTGTAGACAGATCGAACTTTTTACTCTGTAACGCAGAAAACATTTTAACTATCGCGTCTCCAACCATGTCATCTTTGTATGAGTAGTTTATAAAATTTGGCGCGTAGCTCAAACCGGTTGCGATTTTAAATATCTTCATACCTAGTTCTTCACCAATGTCATCTGTACCACTTTCATAGTATGTTTTGATATCCTGTGTGAATTCCTTTGGACTCACATAGTATGGTTTATCTTTCTTTGATTTTCTTGATGCCATATTCTATTTTCTCCCCCTTGTATAGAGTTAATCTCTTCATATAATGTTGATTGCTATAATGTAACATGTCCGCTATGTCTATAATTATAACACCTTTTTTGTCAGTATGCAAGCGTAGACCTCTACCAATACTCTGTATTATCTTAACCTTAGCCTTACCACCACCCGCAAATACTATATAATGTAAATTTTTGATGTTGATCCCGGTGGAAAATATTTTAGATATCGCCACACATATCACATCACTGGTGGTCTCCATCAATTGCCGGATCTTGTCACGCTCATCAACTGCCACCTCTCCTCTTATAAAAAACACACGCTTGTTCTTACATTGTGATTTTAAAATACCGAACAATTCTTCTCCATGCGCTATATAATCCACCATTATCAATCCGTTGTTGTTAAAATTATTACACAGTTTGTTTATTATGCTATTTCGAAATTTGTTTTTGAGTAAAAATTCACCCTCTCTCCGGAATTTCGCAGAGGGGTCATATCTATCTGCTGGGAAGATTGGTGGTTTGTCGTTATATTCGATCCGAATGACTTGTACTCGCGCTCTAGCAACATAATCATCCTGTCTCAACTGATAACTGCTCCTCTCATATAACACTGGTCCTATCTTACCAAGGATATTCCACTGATCAATCTTTTTTTCCGGCATGGTTCCTGTGAACCCGAACTTGTGTGGTGTTGATATCTTCTTTATCAACTTGTTTATCTTGTTATCTTTCCGGAGCTTGTGTACTTCATCCACAATTAACATGTCAACATCTTGTATCCATGATGTATCTGATTTGTCACTCTGTAATATGCCCATGTTAGCGATTATTATGTTGCTACCCATATCAAGCTTGTTGTTACCCGTCCATTTAGAGTGTGTAAATGTGGTTCTATATTCTAAAAAATCACTATATGTTTGATTCACTAGTCCGAGATCCGGAACTAACAACAAGCACTTCAATTGTTTGTTTTTCTTGTATATGTTTTCTATAAGATTTGCTATAGTTAATGTTTTACCCCCTGCGGTGGCTAGAATTGTGACTCCACGACCACGCTTCAGACACACATCCACTATATTTTGTTGGTAGTCTCTCAACTCCAGTGCTAATTTGGCTCGATCCTCTCTGTAAACATCATTATAACCCGGGTGAACAACTTGTCTCAAAGAATCTTGTATGTGTATCTTCGTGTCCGTCGTGTTGTTCTTGACAAATTTGTTAATCTCGTGAAACAGTCCGGGTTCGAACCGACCTTGCGGGGTGATCACATACCGTCGACTAGCAGCAAAGCGGTTTCGGAACCTAGCATATTTGGCAGCTTCATTTTGTACTGAGAAATGTTCGCGGATCTCATCAAAGTGATCCCCTGTGACTTGTGCCATATTCTTTTTAGCATCATAGTCAAATATTACGGTATATTTTGACATTATAATGTCTCTAGCTTCATTATTTCAGTTATGTTTTTTATGTCGAATGACATGCTGCTGAATATCCTCTCACTCTTCTCCAGGAACTCGACGATCAATTTTTGTTCCTTGAGCTGGTCGTCAATGCCTTTTACCCGTGAGTGTTTTTCTGCGGCTTTTTGCGCGGTTGGTAGTGTCACTTGATATGTTGCAGTATCTATAACCTCTTGAGCTAATTCTCTTATCACATTATCACGTGATTGTGTCAATCTACCAATGTCTCCCTTATGTCTGATCAATCTACCCACCCACTTGTGCTTCAATGCCGGTAATTTCATCTGTGCTTCCTTTAGATTGAACTCATCTAACTCAACATCAACACCCATTTCTTTAATATACTCTTCCAGTTGCTTCATATATGCTTAAGTATAATTATAACATATATTTAGCATATAATCAAATGAAATTATTCGAACAACAATTTATCAAACATCTCATTAGTGAGGACAATGTGGCAGGTGCCGGGGGTGTATTCGGATCCGGGGAAGATAGTGTGACGCAGTCCATGAGTCATGGGGGGGATTTCGATAATACCGATTTTTACAACCCGGATGACACTAGAATTGCTAAAGGTGGTAAGAGAGGTGGTAAAAAAAAGAAAAAACATGATGGTAGCTTACAGCCATTGATACCATTGCAGCGTAGAATAACAATAAAATCATTGTAAGTAACTGTATGACCTCTCCACAGAAAGCCAAGGGCAATAGCTTCGAACGTGACATAGCTAAGCATTTATCAGATGTATTCGGTAGTAATTTCGCCAGAGTACCTACTAGCGGTGCGATGACCGGTGGGATCAATGCTCATGTCCTTGAGAAGTTGAGTGATAGTCAGAAGTTGTTGTTAGAAGGTGATATAATACCACCAGATAACATGAAGAGATTGAAGATAGAGTGTAAAGCACACAAGGTTTTCTCTTTTGCTAAAATTTTCTCCGAAAACAAACAGCTAGATGACTGGATAGCACAAGCTCGTGGTAGAGATAAGGTTTGGTTTTTAATATTCAAGATCAACCGGAAAGGTACGTATATATGTTTCACAAGAAATGTGTTTAAAACATGCGACAGTCTTGTAGATGTCAATCATCTAGTTTACAAAAAATATTATTATGTGACTCATATGGATGGTTTTTTTGAAAAGCATCGTAGTGTTTTGTTGCGTCTTTGTCAAGATTGATTTAAAATATCCTCATGCAGCATGTGGATCTAAACAACTATGGTATTAGAGTGGTAAATTTCGCTGAAGTTTTCACTCTTGCTTACAAGGAGATAGTCAAAGACCTGTACACATATGATAAATTTCATGATCACAATGTGAGATCACAGGACACTAGACGGATATATTATTATCACTTGATAAAGCACATGTGTGATTTGATAATACATAGCAAAACTGACAACAAGATTGTTATTTTCTATAGTGACAAAGATATCAAGTGTGATTTTAAACAATGTACTAACAGAAAAACACGGAGATTTAAAAAAGACACCAAGCCGGCGTTTAGATTGTTCATGGATCGCTTTTTCCGAGCGATAAAATCGATGTTACCAGTGAAAATGCATGTAAGTGACGTCAAATTCGACACTTTTGTACAGTATTATAACACAAACAAGGGTAAATATATAGAAATCATAAATATCCTGAGGATTCCACCGAATAGGTCGTATAGTACGTTGGAAAAATTTAATAAGTTTGTTGATAAATACAAATTAACATATTTAAATAAACATTATGTTAACAACGTGAAACTTAAGTGTGTTATGTATAAATAATATTATGACTTTTGACAAGAGTATCAGTAAACATGAAAAAATTTATTTGAACAAGCATGACAGGTCGACTACTACAGATAAATTAGATACACTATTAGAAGGTTTCACAGATTTTGCTGATAAATTTCACTCAGCAGCCATGGGAGGTGATTCCATTGGAGCTGGTAAACAGATTGCAGGCACCATGCAACAGGCTAGTGATAAGATATCTGGTGTCACTTCCGGTGATCGGGCGATGGAGCAGAGCATTAAGCAAGGTTGGACTAACATGACCTCCCAACAACAGTCCTCTTATAACCAACCCAATCAAAACTTACAGCAAATAGCGCAAAACACACCAGGGTGGGAGAAATATAGAGACTTAACCGGGTTTAACAGGTATGCAGCAGAAGTTAGACTCAACAAGCATGTCACAGATCCTCAACAGCGTGAGACACTAGGATTACAACCAAGGAGGACGGAAGTCAAACAAGGTGAACAAGGATGGGAGGACAAAGTGAAGAGAGAGTGGGATCGCTTACCGGATGCACAAAAGAATTCCAGTCATTTTAAGAATGATTTTACCAACTATTTGAATTGGAGAAACACTCAATAACATAAGTATAATCAAACCATGGATAAATTTATAAGCATTATTGATGAGAATCTTAAAATTCTCAATGAACAGGAACCACCAACAGAACCATCCGGAGATGTGCCACCTCCACCACCAGAGACCGAGACACCTCCAAGCGAGTTGCCGGATCAAGACGCTGGTGATGACGACACATCCAAAATGAAGATTGACTATGTGGAGATGATCAGAAAAGCGTTGATCATGGCACCCAAACACATCGATGACGTGGATTACGCCCGGTTGACCAAGATTGTTGACACAGAGAACTTAGAAGAGATGCAAGAGTTGGTGAGCAGAATTGTTCGTAACAATTATCCACATCCTGATTTGTGATGAGTGACCGTGATCTGAGAAATTTGTATGAAAACATCCAACGAGGGGATGAATATATTGCTCCGCGGAGAGCTCATGAGTTGTATCATGATGTATTGTCAGAAAAGCGTGGTAATGATGAGCTAAAAGTATTATGTAAAAAATTAAATGATATCGGTGATAGAGGATATCTATCAGATGGTGATATTTTATATTTGAATCAATTTTTAGATGCTCGTGCATATTTGCCGGTAATAACTAGTTATTTAAATGATAGTAACATAATACAAACAACGTTATCAGATAAAAATGCTGTTGAAGGCATAACAAAAATTTTACAATCTGCCGGTGTGTCCGATATGTTTGTCGAATATCTCAATTCGCAGCTGAGCTTTAACATTTTAGGTAAATCCGGGAATTTATTGGATATTATTTCTAGTAAATTGAGCAAATTTAACATACCACGTGATGTTATCGTACAGTTAATGCAGTTCGAAGGTACTGAAGGTGGTAGAGGTGTAGGTCAGTGTGAGTTAGGACTTGCGACGATATTTAATGATGTTACTGTTCGAGATGGTCATGGAGACCTTAGTTGGAAAGGTGAATATCTTGAAGTTAAAGGTAGTAAGGCTAGACTCGGTGGTAGAGATGTTCCACTCACGGGGTTCGAACAAACAATATTAGGCTCATTCGCTATACAACATGAGCTACCATTTAGTACTATAAAGAGTGGTGGTGATAAATACAATATTGTTGATACAATAATTGGCTTAAGTAAAGCCGGGATTCCAACAGCTCAGCTGAAAGCCGGTGTGATTGAATTTGTTAAGAAATGTTATCCAAACTCAGGTAGTGTGCCAATACCAGGTTCGTTTAAGGATAGAGGTAAGCTGAGAAACTACCTAGAGACATGTTACTTTACCCACTACGCATTAACAGAGGGTGTTGAGCATTTTATTTTTATCAACACAGGTACATCTCAAAAGAGTGGTTCAGATATTAAAACACCTACTGCTAACTTCGGTAAATTTATAATATTTCAAACACAAGATATACCAAAACTAGTAAATGCTGGCGCTATTGGTGCAAGTACAATAACTTCAGCTAACATTTACCCTAGTCTTGGTGCACCAAATGTTAGTCAGGTACCATTAGAGGGGGCGATGGAATAACATGAATTTTAAAGCATATAACAGAGTAATAGAGGAAGGGGGTGCCTATGGTCACATGATGAACGTGCATGAGGACTACACTTTACAGTTTGAGGACCTGCAAAGAATCATCAAACAAGCGCTGACCGGTGGTATCAAAGGTCAAGTCAAAGAGAAAACTGACGGTCAAGCGTTAGCTGTGAGTCATCGTGCCAATCGTGTGTGTTTCGCAAGGAACAAGGGTCATTACAAGAACTTTGGCAAGAACGCCATACGTGGTGCCAAGGGCATTGCAGAATTTTTCAAGGAGCATCCGAATGACAACGTGAAAGAAGCGTTCACATTCGCGGCAAAGGATCTAGAGAAAGCCATCCTGGCGTTGAGTGACAGACAGAAGCAACTGTTGTTCGCAGATGGCAAGAGATGGATCAACGTGGAAGTGATCTGGCCAGCCACTGTGAATGTGATACCGTACAATCACGAGCTGTTGGTCTTGCACAACTTTCGTGAGTATGATGAGGATGGTAATGTTGTTGATGGTGATTTTGACGAGTATGGTCGCATGATGGCAGGCATGATCGAGCAGATCAACCAACACGTGCAGGACAAATTCACAATAACCAGCATGCCAATATTGAAATTGCCTCAAGTTAAAAATTTTGAAGCCAGCATCGGT